TAAAATTAGCGTAGGACATATTAGATATATCTCCTTCTAAATCGCTATATACCTCGAGATAAGCGTAAGGAGGGCAACTAAAAACAAAATCAAACTCTTTATTAAAGCTATCTAGAACTTTATCGCTATCCCCAACGTACCATCTAGGTTGGTTTTCAATATCTAGAATTTCGATAGCTTGATCTCTATTGCAGTCTATTTGCTCTTGCCTAATATCTATCCCGGTATATTTATAACCTAAGTAGTTAGCAACTATACCCCGAACGGATCCCCCGGCAAAAGGATCTAGTATTTCTTTTCCGTTTATACAAAACCAATTATATATCAACTCGCAAAGAGCAGGATCAAAAATAGAAGTATTAAGCTTAGTACTTTCTTTACTATAATACTCTTCTTTGTTTTTGTAAGATTTAGTTCCCATTACATATGTAGCTACATCTCTTCCTACTTCGCTTTTTATTCCTATTTTTCTCCATTGTTTTTTTCGTCTTTGCCAGCTTCCTTGCTTTGTATCTAAAACGCTAAAAGGAGGTTCTATAAATTTATCTCTTAATAAAGGATCGCTTTCCTCTACGACACCAAATATATTTATTTGTTTCATAATATACCTCTCATTACATATTGATCGATATCGTTATTGTCTTCAAAGAAATATTTATAGTTCTCTACGGCGCTATAAAACTTCTCTTTACCTTTATTAATAAAGTCTTTGCTAGTCTCAAATATTGCTATATCGGTACTTCCCTTATCTACTACAAGAAATATAAAATTCTTTTTATTGAAAAGCTTTAAGTACATATAAGCCTGCAGGTCATATCCGTATTTATCCGCCGCGTACCTAAAGCCTCTAAGCTCGCTAGATGTTTTATAGTCTATAATAGTATCGCCTTGTATTATATCCGCCTTTGCTCTAAATGGTAATCCTTCAAGCATTGAAATCTCCGGGACTTCAAACTCCGAGTTACTAAGTAATTTTAAAGCCGCCTCGTTTCTTAATACCGCGTCGGTTATTCTCTCGGTATCTTTCTTCTCTTTTGTTAAGAATACTTCAACTCCTAAAGAGCTAGCCTTCGCTTTTGCTTCTTTATATATTTTAGTACTCTTACTCGAAGCGTCTACCCAATTTATCTTATCTACTTTTTTAGGCTCGAGCAGCATCCAATGGGCAAGCCTCCCTAAAGATAAAGCCGGGCTTTCGGCGTTAGGATCTCCGTACTTAATTACGTTTCTATAGGTTTTAGGACTTTTAAGAATAGTTTTAAGGCTTGAGCTACTTAGAGCGTGCTTACCTAAATGTCCGTAATAAAATTCGTCATCGTACATTTGAGTTAATATTTCTTCTTTGCCCCAATGTTCCCCGTTTAATAATGTTATCATATTTATATTTTTTGTCCGCATAAAGGATACAACCTTGTGTAATACTTCGTGCCTTTTTTAATTATTTTGTTTCTTTGTAATTTAATATCGGAATCAGCAATAGCATCTATCCGGCTATAATAACCAATATCTTCTCTATCCGGGTTATCAATAAGCAAAGTACCTATTAACTTACCATCTACGCAATACTCTACGAAATAACCTAAGTCTTTAAATACTTTCATAGTTACGCTTTTATTTTTCTATTAGATTGTCTTCTAATTTTATCTAACCTATCAAATATTAATTGTGCTTGATCCGTCGTTATAGAATCTTTACTTACGATATCTATAATTATATCGTGTACTAAACCTCTTGTAATTAGGTTATTATCTCCTTCGTGAGATATCTCGTATAATTCTATTAATTTTTCTAAAATATTTGTCATTGTTCTATGTTTTAAAAGGGGCTTGCGCCTCCTTGTAATTATATTTCTACTAATCCCTTTAATTTTATATGCAAATCGTGACTTGCGTGTTGAAATTCCCAAGATGTTAGTTGTTCTTGCCAACCGTCTACTCTATTAAAATTTATAACTTTTACTATTTCGTTACTTTTGTTTCTAATAATTGTAGCTTTTAATAGCTCTCCAAGAGTATGAGATTTAAATTCGAAAACCTCAAGTTTTACCTCTTTTCTACTTATTAATTTTAAATTTTTTGTATTTGTTAATGTTCTCATATTGTTATTTGTTTGTTAATAATATTCAAATATAAACAAATAATTTAACATACAAACAATTTATTAACTTTTTTGTTGTTTTATCTTTTCTATATATAAAGTAGCGTCCATAAGTTCTTCTTGAAGATGCGTAAGAAACTTATAAAACCCGTCCGGATTATCGTAAAGAGTTGTATTGTATTTTATAATACCGTCTCTTGATCTACTCTTATATCTACTTAATACGCTTTCTACTATAGGATCTTTTGGAGTATTATAAGAGTACCCGGTAGTATCGGTAGTCCATTTATTATCTTCTTGCATCTCGTGCCATTTTTTTACACTATCACTCATTGTTTTTTTGTTTTATTTCTTTTACTATCATAGCTTCTAGGATTCTTAATAGTCCGTAGCCTAAGATTATTTTAAATACCAACATCTATTTTTATCTTTAGCTTTTGTATTTCTTCCTCTAATCCTTTTACCTTTTCCTCTGCTGTTCTTGCGCGCTCTACGGCTCTTATTTTATCCGATCTATACTCGCTTAAAGATTCGTTATAAAATCTTTCGTTACGAATAAGGTTGTTTACATAAAAACCTACCTCTTGCCAAGAAAAGTACATATCGTCTAGCGCTTTGTTTTCCGGTTTAATCTTTCTTGAGTTTACTATATGCTCTCCTATTAAATTGAAGTTAGTATAGTATTCTATTTCTTTAAAGTTGTTTATCTTTTTGCTCATTGTTTCTTTGTTTAAATTATTCTATAATATTTCTGCGTCTTTGATATCTAACATTGCTACCTCTTTAGGTATCTTATTAGTATTCTTAAATTGAGTCGTTTTGTTATGGTATTGTATTTCCCATATTGGTTTTACAATATACAAATTAAATTTATATACGCCTTTTGGAGTATAATTTATATAAAGAGGTATATCTAAATTCTCTTTACATTTTAAAATTAAAGCGTCGAACTTCTTTTTTTCAATAAGTAAACTATCGTAATGCTTACCTCTACATTTTAATTCTATCCTATGGCTAGTATCCGGGCTATAACAATCCCATCTAGACATTTGTTTTTTAGCTTTTACTAGATCCGGATAGCAGCATTTAATAAGGTACTTAAATAACTCCTTCTCTTTCAATCGTTGTACTCGTTAAATATTTTATTTAGTTTATCGTATACACCGTTTAAAAAACAACTGCCGCAACTTGTCGCAACCGCATTACCGTTAAATACTCTATTGTATATTAATATTAATTCGGCTTGTTGATCGGGCGTAACCTTAGACGATTTTAGCTTAAAGAAAGTATCTAAATAATTGTATTCGTCTTCCGTTAAACAATTAATCTTTTTACTTGGAAAGATTTTATTTAAAGTATTCTTACGCTCTTCACAACCGCAGTCCTCTCCTAGTATAAATTTAGCCGCCTTATCAATACCAACCTTTTTAAAAACCTTTTCGACTTTATCTCCTAAACCCTTACTACTAGCTTCGTGATTTTTTTTCCATTGTCGGTATTCTTTACTTCTTTTATCACCTTTATAGTTTTCCATTATTTCTATTTTAATCGTTCAAAATCTCTATTTTTCCAGTCCTCGTAATCTTCTTTTAAATCTTCTCTTAGATCGTTCTTAATATTTTTTAAGCTATTAAATATACTTACCCAACTTATATTAGTTTCAGACGCTATCTTTCTTATAGACATATCGGTTTGAGAATATAGTTTCCAAAGTTTCTTATCATACCAATTAAAAGTATCTACCTTTTTATCTAAAAGAAGACAAAAATTATTATAACCTTCCTCAACGTCTAAATTATTTATATTGGGGATCTTATTAAAAAAATCTTTGTCGTCTATATCTTGTCTTTTAAATTTCTTTTTAGCGTTATGAAATTGAAACAAAACAGAACGCAAAGTATAAAACATATATCCTTGAGATACTTTTCCATTTTTAACTATACTTTCTTCGTTAGTATATTTATATAAAACAATATAAGCCTCTTGGACTATATCCTCCGCGAAGCTATACTCTCCTAAGTCTTTTACAAGCTTAATCCATTTCTTATGATCCTTCGCTACTATTTTAAGCCATTCGGCAGATTTTTCCATATTACGTTTACACTAATTACTCCTAACAAACATTGTAAAGTGTACTCGTCTTCCTCTATGTATTCTTCTTTGTGATATAAAAATCCAAACATTACTCCTTTAATTGGACTTATAATTATTTCTCCATTTTTTAAATGCCCTATTAATATAAAAACGAAAGCTACTATCAATAAAAATATTAATATAATCAAAACGGTATTTTATCTATTTTAGGTATATTAAAATTTAAGAGATCTCTTCCTAAATATTCAAACCCAACGTTATTAATTTTCATTTTAATTTTAATTGGATTATCGAACGGTGTTGGTCTTCCGCCGGTTTCGTTCTCTTTTACCTTGAGTATGGAAATATTAGAATACATCCAATCGCTCGGGTGCGTTGTATACCGATGGATACATAAAATATCATCAGCCCGGTTACCCCATTTACCACCACCTTCAACGTCAGCCATTCCTAAAGGTTTAGGTAAGCCTTGATAGTCTCCGTTTGTATGTATTGATCGCATTGCGCTAGTCACTCCGTGGGCATTTAAATAAAGCGTTATATTTTGCTTCTTAGCTAAAAGTCTAAACTCGCTCGCTACTTGGTAATCGTAGTCGTGCGAATTACCTACAAGCTTTTGTAACGTTGGATCTTTAGCTAAACTATTATAGGGATCTATTAAGAGACAGTCGTAATTCCAAGCTTCTTTAATTTGTTTCGCTTCTTTTATTAATTGCTTATAGCTATATAAATCCTCTACGTCTATAATTTTAAAATGGTTGTCGCACCAAGAAATAGCTTTATTAATTTGTTCGTCCGAAGCTTCCGTAATTGGTAAGCCCATTTTAAACTCTATTATTTTTCTTACTATTGATTGAGGAGTATTTTCGCTTGACCAAATTAAAAACCTTAAGTTATGTTTTACCGCCCAAAGGACAAATAAATATATACAAAAGGTGGTCTTACCCGAATTAGCGTGTCCGATTATTAAATTAAAATTCCCTTGCTTATATCTCAAGTGTTCATCTATCTCCGGTATACCTAGCTTTAAGCCTTGTTTTATTCGCCCGTACTTTATATCTAATATTTTGTCTTGTAATTTTTTAGATTGCGCAATCATATTCTTGGTTTTGCATATTTTCTCTCTGTATCAATTCCTTGCTCGTTTCTATTTGGATTATATTTATACCCTAATATAGGATTTATATTGTAGTTCCAAAAATCATCCGGGAACTCTTCGCCTTCTTTTAATTTCTTTAACATAAAAGTATAAAAAAAAGGGGGAACTTAATCCCCCGTTAACTATCTTTTAAAATGGTAGATCTCCTACCTTTTCTCTTGCGGGCTGTTGTTCGTTGTTATTTACTTGCCCTACCGTATTGGCTATTTTCCAACCGTTTATACTATTGTAGTATTTTCCGTTGTACTCGTTACCTCTAATATTAATAGAAACTACTACCGGGTTACCTACCTCAAAATTATTTATTTGGGTTATTTTATCTCCCATAAAATCTATTGCGATATCTTGAGGATAAGTTTCGTTAGTCGTTACTACTATTTGGCGCTTCGCCCATTCCTTCCCCGCTTTCGAGGTTCCGGTTTCCGTTTCCATTATTAATTTGATATTTCCTGTAATCTCCATATATAGTTATTTTAATTGGTTTATTTTTATAAATTGTATTGTAATATACTTTTTTTATTTTACAGTTTAGATAACTCATCTCTTACTGCTTTACTTATTTTATACTTTGCTTCTATATCTTTAATATTACCTCCTTGACTTAAAAAGTCTATAGCTTTAGTAAACTGCAAAGTATCTTTATTTAGCCAAGGTTTTTCGATAGTTGGATTTATATTACCGCTAGCCGCGTTAGCGTCGTCGTCTATAGCTTGTAAACCTAATAAACTAGCCAACGTATATCTGCGGTAGTAAGTAATACAACTTCCAAGTTTTTGTGGATCCGTTATTTCGGGAATCTTTAATCCGCTTATTACTCCTCCGGATCCTTCTATACAAATAAGCTTACTATAAACTATATCCTCTTCGATA